TCGATATGGAGCTAAAGAGGCTAAGCCACTCAATATGACTTTGGCCAAGTGGAAATCCATCAACAACGATTAGGTATGAAAAAGAATAAGAAGAAAGTCAAGAGAGACATTCTCTTGCTATATTTCAGACGCCGTCGCATCCGCGATGCGCTCATGAAACGCTGGTGGGCGCTTGAAGGAAAGCGCAAGGAACTGTACAAATTGGTTGAGTACGCCAAGATTCAGTCAAGATACTGTGTTAATCTGGACTGCCACCGAATAGTCGGCAGATACCTCAGAGAACTGGAGCGAGAGGAGATCCGTGTTACCAGACTTCAGACCAAATACGACCTTTGGGCTTCCCGTCTGGGCTACTGGGTTGACCTCTATGAGTCGGCATTATACCGCCTACACCCTGGTGACAGCATTTAAGTTTTACCCTTTAAAAAAAGAATATTATGCCAAGAAATACAGATAATTTCAACAGCGAGCAGTTTGAGAAGGACCTGCTCGACGCTTACTTCCACTTCCGCAGCTGCCTCCCTGTGAAGGATAAAGCCACCGGTCTTGATTACAAGAAGAGCTTCAAGACAACCCAGGACATCGCCACGGAACTTGATGACATGGGCGGTGTCAGTATAGAAACCATCAACCAGTATCTGCAGGAGCATGGCTACTATGTAGCCACGCAACCAGACGGAACTGTGGCATGGGCTGTGTGGGAGAGAGTTGTCAGGCCAGACAAACTTGTTTAAGTTAAAAACTCATATATTTTAGTGTACTACCATGTGTTATGAATAATTTTTCGTACCTTTGCAGCACGAAAAATTTTACAAAGTTTTGAAAAGCTTTGATACGGCTGACCGCCCGTGAGGGTAGTCAGCCGTATTTTTATTTTTATCCTCTATGTATTATCTTTGCATCAAAAAAGATAATATATGACCATCACATCACTTCCGTCGGGCAGTTGCTTCCTTGAGAACATCCCCGACATCGATATTCTCACGGCCAAGACGCGCCTGCTCGTCACCATCAAGATAGGTGATGATACCATCTACGATGAGTATCTCTATCCTGCCGATGGAGAGGTCACCGTGAGCGACCTTGCCGACATCTTCCGTCCCTATGCACGCCGGAGGCTGGCAGTCACAGCCACCATCACCATCGCCGAGGAGCAGGTTCCGGAATCCGGAGACACCGACTCGGCTACAGTCACCGATACGCAGAAAGCCACCCTGAAGGTTTACTATTCCACCGTGGACATCGTGGGCGTGGACTGCTCTACATTCCTCAATACCCACTTCCTCACCCTGCTGGAGGGGCACAAGACCACCTACATGGGGCGACTGGAGTATCTTCACTACATGGGCAAGGACTCGGCAACAGTCACCGCACACTACGCCGACAAAACTACGAAACCGTTTACCGCACCAGCCGTCGGCGGCAATGAAATCTACACCACCATCGACGTTTCTCCGTCTCGTTTCGAGACCGAGGGCACCGACCTTCTCTACTACGTGGTAGAGGCTGGCTCACGCTCCATGACCTTCATCATAGACAGCGAGGAGCGTGATGTGGCGCCTACTCTGCTCTTCACCAACAGCTTCGGCTGCCAGGAGCTCATCTACTGCACGGGCAAGCACGAGGTTGACCCGCAGTACACCCGCGATGCAGCCTACATGGGCGGCATCAGGGTTAACTACCGCATCACAGAGCAGCGCACCTTCAATGCAGACACGGGCTATCTGGGCACAGACATGGCAAACTGGGCAGATGATCTCTTCCGCTCAGACGAGGTATATCTGGTCAACTTCATCGGCGGCGTTGCCAAGGTGGGCAAGCGTGTCACCCTCTCAGACTCCAAGTCCAAGCGTGACAACCTGCGCGACAGCGTGCCACGCTTCACCTTCAGCTACACCTACGCCCAGCGACAGCACAACGTGCTTGACCTGCAGCGAGCCGGCCGTATCTTCGACAACACCTTTGACAACACCTTCAACTGATGAGACGCACGGCTTACCACCTCACAGAGGTGCTGCGCCTCCTGGCCAAGGCAGAGCGAGACCGCTCTACCATTAACCTGAAGGCGTGGACATCAGACGGCGAGACCGTCGATTATACAGGATGGCTGGTCAGGGGCAGTAGCTGGCGTGGCGGATTCCACCGCCTCGTCAATCCGGCAAATGCCGAGGTTCGCACCGTTCCGGACATCTACATTCACCAGTTCCTGGGCTTACCAGTATATTTATGACATGAAACAGAAAAAATATCAGCTTCAGCAAGTAGGAACCAGCGGTTCCTACAGCCGCTACGCCCTAGTGGCAGAGGGCGTGAGCAGGGTTACAGACTCCACCACCATCGAGCAGCAGTATGGGCAGGATACCAGTTTCCTGGGTTCCGGAGAGGTGGGCGACGCCACAACAGGCATCCTGGAGACTTCAGACGGCGTGCTCTTCGAGTATGTGAACTATGGCGATGACAACGACATGCCATACACCCTGCAGCAGTTGCTGCGCCGAAACATGGTGGCGCAGCGAGCCATGGCGTTCAACGTGCAGTGCTGCTACGGCCAGGGCGTGCGCTTCATGGACAGGGAGACCAAGCAGGACACTACCGACGCAGAGATCCGCGACTTCTGCCTGAAGAACTCCATCCACGAGGTCTTCATGCAGCAGGCAACAGACATGAAGTTCTTCTTCTGGTCGGTAGAGGTCATCATCCTGAGCCGTGACCACTCCAAGATAGTCAACATCCGCCACAAGGACGTTTCCTACTGCCGCCTGGAGGTACCCAATGACAAGGGGCGCATAGAGCATGTCTTCTTCGGCGACTTCCGCAACGTCATGTCGCCGGTACATACCGAGGTTATCCCGCTGCTCGACCTCTATGACCCGCTGGGCGACCTCATGGCGCGCATGGGAAAGGCACCGGACCCCTACACCGGCATCAGGGGCAAGGCACCCGAGATGGGCAAGGACTGCAAGTTTGCCATCATATCCCGCATCCCGACACCCGGACTGCAGTACTATCCGATACCATACTATGCCAGCATCTTCGACGATGCCTGGTACGACATCTACCGTCTCATCGGCATCGGCAAGCGCTACATGATCAAGAACACCTCTGCGCCACGCATCCAGATAGAGGTGCACCGCGACTACTGGGAGGAACTCTGCAACAACGAGGACATCATCGACCCGGATAAGCGCAAGGAGCGCATCCTGCTGGAGAAGGACAACATCATCAACTTCGTGTGCGGACCGGAGAATGCAGGCAAGGCACTCATCACGGGCTACTACTTCGACCCCAACGGCAAGGAGCAGCGCATGGTGCGCATCATCAACCTCTCCGAGGGCAGCAAGAAGGAGGGTGGCGACTGGGCAGACGACATGAGCGAGGCATCCAACGCCCTCTGCTTCTCGCTGGGCGTGCATCCAAACCTCATCGGAGCCACACCAGGCAAGAGCCAGATGAACAATTCCGGCTCAGACAAGCGAGAGCTCTTCATCCTCAAGCAGTCGCTCGAGAAGGCTTGCCACGACATCATGTGCAAGCCTTACCACGTCATCTCCCACTACAATGGCTATGCCGACCGAGGAGTGACCGTAGACGTGCCGATGATAGAACTCACGACACTAGACAAAAATAAGGACCAACAGACATCAATAGTTTCAAACAATAATGGCAAAAATGAAGATTCAAATCAGCAAGGATGACTTCGAGCAGAGCATCCTCGTAGCGACAAGCTCGCACTCTGAGGTGTTCGAGTCTGTGAGACCTCATTTCTATGAGGCATACAACAATATTCAGAAGCGCTTCCTCGGCTACGTTGGTGAGGAAGCGCTGGAGACAAATGAACGGCTATCGGCTGCAGTTGTCAAGGCAGTATGCCTGACTGCATTCCTCGGCAACGTTCGCCATCTCGACCTGGTACTCACTCCGACAGGCTTCGGAGTAGTTGCCAACAACGAGGTCTCTCCTGCATCATCTGCGAGAGTAGAGGCGCTGATAGAGCAGTGTATGGTCGCTTGCTTGAAGGCGGAGGGCGAAATGATTACCTTGTTGTCTGCAACAGAAGGGTGGGGAAGCAGCCTGCAGGCTAAAATGAGCATACCGCTTCTGGTCTTCAGCATCGAGCAGTATGCCTTCCAGGTGAAGCAGGAGCTATCATCCAAGCAGTGGAAGGATAAACTGTCAGCACTCTACGAAGCTGATGGGGTGATGCGCAGGGTCATATCTGACGAGCAGATGGATGATCTGCTAGAGATGGAGCGGGGAGCCAAGGACAAGGATGACACCGCTGTAGAAATCATCTTCAAGGTGCGCAGATGCATGATCTTCCTGGCTGAGGGTTTGCTGACAGCCTATTCCAACGAGCGTGCGAGACTGCTCAGATACTTTGATGCAAATCTCGATAAATTCCCGTTATATGCGAATTCATCGGCATATATGGCTAATCATTTCAAAGAATTTCAGAATGAAAAATCAAAACCTGCCTTCGTTTTCAACGCATAAAGATGGTACACAAGAGTTCAATTTCCAGTCGCCGTCATCGTGGGCGGAACTTTCAGAAGATCAGTTGCGCTATGTCCTTAGCATCATGTCGACGTTCCAGGATCATACCGTTGTCAAATGCTACCTTCTCGCAAGGTTCTGCGGTCTTACCGTACATAAGTACACCCGAACCGGGTGGAAATGCAGCGTTAAATGCGATGAAAGCGGTGAAAATGGCGATGCTAAGACTGGGAAAGTGCGCGAGAGAGTCCTGTATATCAGCGCTGCAGAAATCCTCTCCCTGCTCAAAAACTTCGATTTCATAGACTCCTTTACGGACTTTAGGCCTCTACAGGTTGCAAGTGACGTTCAACTGACGGCAGTAAACAGCCTGCTTCACGAGATCAGCTTCTACGATTACCTCAATATCGAGAAGAACTACCAGCTGTTCATGCTCAAGCAGGAGGACAGATTCCTGCTGAAAATGGCGCATCTCATGTACAGGACAGCAGGCGGTTCTTCCGATGAAACCGCCAATTTCGAACCTTATGAGCTCCTCGGAGTCTTCATGTGGTTCTCGAGCGTCAAGGAGTATTTCGCCGCCAACTTCCCTCACTTCTTCAGACCAGCCAAAGAGGGTGGAGAACTGCGGCGTGAGGACATCCTGCCAGCCATGCAGGCGCAGATCAGGGCACTTACCGATGGTGACGTGACCAAACTGCAGGCAGTCTACAATACAGACTGCTGGGCAGCCCTCACGGAACTGGACAACAAGGCTCGGGAGGCAGAAGAGTTTAGGAAGCGCAATAGGCAAAACAGTTAAATATTCAGAGCATGACAGAGAAAATCTTTGATTCCATCGCATATTTCAAGCAGCTGGCTACCGAGTGCAGAACCTGCAGGGATTATAATTTTGTCGCAACAGAATGTTCCGGACCAGATTCCATCCAGGGAGTCATGCAGCAGTTCCGAAAGGCATCCAACTTCATTATGGTGTCAGACACCGTTGACAGCAACACCCATTCCATCGGAGAGGGTTTCTTCGACCGCAACGTCTATACCGTCTGGATCCTGGCAGGGTACCGGCGCGATGACATGGCAGACCGAGAGGCGAAAATGAATATCTGCAGATATATCTTCCGACAGTTCCTCAGTCGCATGCTATACGACAAGAGCCGTGAGGCATACGACGGACAGATGGAGTTTCTGGACCTCACGCAGGTCTATTCGAGCGAACTGGGCAGATGGTCCATGAATGGCGTCACAGGACTCTATTTCATGGTCACATCTGACGAACCTATCGACATACAGTATGATGAGAGCCTATGGCAGACGCAGCAGTAGACGACCTCCTCAGATATGAGCGAGGCTGGACTAACGCCATGGGCGACTATTGGAGAGAGCGCATGGAGCGGTTGCGTACCATCGATACTGGCCGCCTCTACGCTTCCATTAAGGCGCACCTGGAGCAGGGGTCTGTGACAACAATTGAGCACAACTTCCTGCAGTATGGTATCTATGTAGCAGCAGGAGTAGGACCGGCACATGAGTGGTACAAGTGGACCGAGGCACAGGGTGGAGAGAAAATCCACCGCATCAACAACGGCGACCTCAACTTCCTGGGCGATGAATACCGTCGTGACAACAATCTCGATAAACCGAAGAAGGTGGGTCCTGCCTGGGGCGGTCGTGTCGCCGGTGGCGAACCTAAAGGCCGCCGCGACTGGTTCTCGCAGAAGTACTACTCATCTGTCATGAAGCTCAACGAGCATGAGGCGACCTTCTACGGCGACCGGTACAATGGTCTGATGGCATCTGCCCTCACAGAGATCTTCAAGGGCATCGGTGCAGCACGCTACCTCTAGGGAGCGTATTTTTACCGATTCCATCGGCATATTATCTTTGCAAACAAAAAAGTAAAATGGCAGATAAACTAGACAAGAGTGCACTTCAGACCCTATTCGAGGGTATCAGAGACGAGCGACGTCTGCAGGCCAACACGGCAAACCGCATCGGCAACGCCTTCCTCTCGCTGCTGCACTTCTGTGCCGACGAGACCTCCGATGCCTTTCTCAGCCGCAAGCATGACGATGCAGCCGAGGGCATGATTACCTTCCTGCGTGGACTCATCTCCGAGCAGATGGCGCAGTTCAAGGCGGGCGCACAGTTCGGTGACTTCGTCTCCGGGCTGTACAACGGCAAGGGCGCGCAGGTCGATGCCAATGGCAATGCAGAGGTTGAGAGCATCACCGTCCGCACATACATGCGGGTCATGGAACTGATTGTCAACCGCCTGTCAGCGCAGGAGGGTGACACTTTCTTCACAGAGAGCGACACCATCGAGAGCGTTGACAGTCTGGGCGATGATTGCTATGGCTTACACCTCCGCTCCAAGTATAGTGGATACTTCACGGCTCAGCATGTGGGCAACGTCATCAAGGGCGTGGTCAACAACATCGCTTCGGCAGCCAATTCCGGCACTTCGGCTAATTACTACACCTCCTGGATGAGAGTCAACAGCGTCAACGCGGTTAAGAATTACATCGAGGTCACCCTCTATCCTGATGCCGAAGTTCCGGCAGGAAAGAACTTTCCGCCATGTGAACTCATGAATATCGCCCGTTATGGCAACCAGACCGATGAGTCGCTGCAGAGCTGTTTCTACATCTCCAGTTCCGAGGGGCGCATCGTCAAGCTGACGGGCGTCACAAAGCCGATACTTGAAAATTACAACTACGGCATGGCCTTCGGCGACATGCCTGAATTCGTCAAGTCGCTCGACCTTCCTATCGTCAAGGGCAGGGATTATCTCTATGCAGCCGGCATCATCACCCAGGATATCATACAGATTGACTATCAAGGCAAACCGGTTGTCGATTATGTAGACCGAGGACCATGGTCAGAGGCGGCAGACTATTTCTGCTCAGCTCTCAATCCAGGAACTGGCAAATACGAGACTTCCGATGTCTGGTATACCGGGTGCAAATGGAGATGTCAGAAGAATGGTACCCATACCGCACCAAGGTGGAACAATACCGATTGGGCGATGATAGAGGGCAATCCAGCATTCACCATCGATTTTCTCGAAGACGAGACGCTCTATGATTTCGACAACTTCCGAGCTCCGCTGACAGTCGTCGCATCGCTCTACGGACAGGATATCACATCAGATATCCTCGACAGCGACGTAGCCTGGACCAGATACACAGAGAACAGGGCTGGTGAGCAGAGAGTCTCGAGTGACAACATCTGGTCACTCGAGGTCGGTTCCAAGGCAGGCAAGGCTATCGTACTGACCCAGTCTGACCTCTCCATCGACAGCGAGGGAGTTCCGGCTAAGATTAGATTCACGGCAATAGTTACACTTCGTGATGGTCTGGGCAATGAGGTTGCCCAAGATTCCATCACACTGGAATGTGTTTAATAACATATAAGATGAAATACAAAAGATTAGACTTCAAATACACGCCTCTGCAGGTGAACACATCCAAGACAATATCAGGCAGCGTTCCGCTCGAACAGACTTATGACGCCAACCAGAATGAGTATGCTCCTAATTACGAGTTGACACCATGCGCCTTGCAACCGGTCGTTGGTATAATCGACAGAGATAACATACTCGAGAGTGGTCGTGTCAATAGTGAACTGACAGATATCGCCTGGTACAGAGTCGAGAATGGTGTGGAGGGTAATGCGCTGGTTTCGACACCCAGGAAGCATGTCATCACCTCGACCGGCAATGATGCCGGCAAACTGCTCTGGTATGTCAACGCAGCGCCGCAGAAACCGATTCTGCTCAGATTCAAGGCGAAGTACCTGGACAGCCGGACAAATAAGGTTCACAGAATTATGATGGACTATTCCATCAACTGCAAGAATGCGACCCTCTACAAGCCGACGCTGCTGCTTTCGAGTGGTGACCGATACTATAATCCGCTTCGTGATACAGACAAGCAGGTCATCAATGCATCTCTGCGCCTCGGATCAGAGGAGTGCGCTAAGGAGAAGAGGCTGTTCATCTGGGAGATTCTCCGTGATAGAGGTCAGTTCTCTGCCATTACAGCAGATGACCTCGAAATCAAAGTTTCTGCAGATGGAACATCGGTTATTCTAGACCGCTCGCTCATGGGCAAGCGCATCTGCATCAGATGCAGGGCTAAATTCTCGGCAGATGGCAATCCGGCAAGCGTAGATCTGAGTGATGCTACACCGAACAGAATTGTCAATATCGTCCGCAGGATACCATTCTACGATTACGATATCCTCGACACGGTCGACGAGGTTCTGCCCGACACGAAGGTAGTAAACCCAGCGGCAACCATCTCTGACAATGTCGGAGAAATTGCGAACCCGACCAGAGAACTGCAGGTCCTCTGGTGGATGGCACCGAATAACTCGATACACTTTGAGAACGCTGTCCTTGTCGGACATGGCATGTCTCCGAGAGTACCTACAGATCTGCTGGATCCGAACAGGGGAGCTATCCTTGCTTTGGAAGTTAAAGACCTCGATCCTTTAGCTCTGGCTATGGATGCCGACGGCAAGGTCTTCGTGGACGCAGATGGCAATCCGTTCATTTTTCACTAATCATCATTTATAATATAATATATGGAAAGATACATCAAGGCAAATCGCAAGGTCGTGGAGTTGCTTCAGCTGACCGAGGACAGAACTGAGCTGCAGGATGGCAATTTCATTCTCTGGTGTCAGGATATCCTACAGCTTGGGGAACCTATCGAGTTCGAGGAGACGCTGTCCAGAATAGGCGCTATCGCCATGGATGGCAAGACCGCCTGCATGGAGCAGGAAGGCAAAGTGTGCAACAAGCTGCCTGTAGCTACAGACAGCAGATTCATCATGACAGAGCAGAGAGAGGAGGCAGAAAATGAGTAGCGCAAGTAAGTCGACAACCATCAACTTCATACCAAAGATGGGTACATTTACTCCGTCAATCCAGTCGCCTGACGGAGATATCTACCAGGAGTACCAGAGAAATGGGGATGTCGTGACTGTCTATCCGGATTTCTCGCAGACGCAGCCGAAGCTGTACTTCGTTGTCATCTCATCGAGAACAGCAGAAGGTATCAGTACACCAACCTCCATGAAGTACTTCTTCAATGATACGGAGATTCCTTTCAATTCTGCAGGCAAGTCTACAGGACTGTTTGACGGTCTCTTTGAGATTATCAGACCAAGTGCTTCGCAATTATATTGGGGACTGAAAATCTGCAACAACCTGGTTAAGGTTTCCAATTATAGCGGCATTACAATCAGGATGGTCGGTACCATCACAGAGCGTTCTGGGCAGCAGGAGGCTACAGATGATATTCAGGCTAGCTACGATATCTCCGTTGGCCCTTACACAGGAGTCGCCTATCGTGTGACAATTAAGGCGCCGGCTAATGATACGCACAACTTCGTTCTGGGTAGCAAGGATGACAGCTGCCAGCTCGAAGCCAAAGTCACGCAAGGCAACGAAACTCTGACAGCAGGACTATATTACAAGTGGTATAAAGCAGTCAATAGCATCACAGGTTGGGAGCAGATTGCAGGAGCCAGTGCCAAGATACTCACCGTCAAGGCATCAGATGTTGATTGCACGAGGGAGTTCATGGTGGAAGTGTACAACGACAAGGCCATGGGCAAGGATAATATGCTGGGTTTCGACTTCCAGACTGTCATCGATGCGTCAGATCCATACGATATTGAGCCCAACCCGACACCGGCTGATGAGTCTATCAGCGAGGACGAGTCAGGCAATGGTACTGTGACCTATACTCCGAGACTGATTGTCAGGGGAAAGTCTGAGGCTATCGGTAGTAAGTTCTATTTCACGCTGAAGTCAGGTTCTGGTGTTGTCCTCAATACTGAGGCGGCACGCAAGCCTACTGTCCAGCTGAGTTCATTTGCTGTGACCAGGGCAGACTGCGAGCATGCCGGTTACAGCAGCGTGGCATTAACGATTCAATCAGTCAAGTAGTCTATGACAGTAATAACAAGAACTATTAATTTTATCCGCAAGGCTGTCAAGGGTGAGAAGGGCAGCGTCCTTCGAGGTCCGCAGCTGTGGAATACCTGCAGCAATGGATACACATTCGAAGCGGGTGGAGAAGGTGAAGAGTGGAAGGATGTTGTCTTATATCATGGCAATAGCTATTCCTGCATCAAGACGCACGTCAAGACTGCAGATAATTATCCGGGATCTGCAGCAGATCTGAACAACCATTATTGGCGACTGGGTCAGTCTATCGAACTCATCATAGCCCACATCATCCTCGCCCAGTACCAGATGGTGGAGAACCTGGGTGTCCGAACCATCGAGATGAAAGATAAGGACGGCAATGTAGTCTTCAGAGCTAAGGACGGCGATCTCGTTTGCAAGGGAGGAATATTCCAGAATGTCAGGGTCTCTGGAGATGTCTCTGTCGGAAGACTGAGATACAACGTGAATACTGTAACTGATGGTACTAGTGTCATAAATGGCTCTTTCATCCGGGGTGGCGGAACCTATGTCCTACCACACCTGAAAGATGAAGAATTCATGCGCATCGTTGTCTTCAATCCTATCATAACTCGCAGTTCACCGCCAGCGGAACTTAAAGGCGAGGAGAAAATGGACGTATTCATGGAGGCAGGCAGCAGTTTCTCAACGAATAGAGAGATTACCATAAGTGTTGAAGGGTGGTGTGAGCTAATCGGCACGAACCATCTTGGTCATACAATATGGGTATATAATAATGTAGAAAATAATCAAAATTAGAATAGCTGGAAATGGAAGGTAAAAAATTCAATTCCGTGGCGAAAGTCACAACCGTCAACAGCAACCAGAGCGTGCTGCTGACAGACCAGAATGGCAATGTCACTAGCATCGGTATGGATGCGCTCAAGGCTGACCTTGCTATTGGTCAGCATGCCTGGTGTGGAAGAGTGTGGGACACTAACAACGCAACGCCTAAGGCTGCATCATACGTTGGCTCACTTGAGTTGCTGAGGGAGTTGCCGTACATCCTCGGACTGGGCGCATACCTGGTCAAGAATGACCACAGTCGTCGGAAGCTCGACAGCAAGGATCACTACAAGTATGCTACAGGGGAACCAGCGAAGCTGGATGGCTCTGAAGGTCACTATCAGTGGGGATGGGGACGTAAATTCTACGTTGTCCTCAAGGATATTGGCGGATTGCACTATGAGCAGATTGGCATCAAGCCAATTCCTGGTGAGTTTAATTACGAGATTCCTATCGGCAGTCTCTCTGCTGCAGGATTCGCCACTATAGAGCGAAGCACAGGCAGACTTGTGAGCTATATCAATAATGGAGCTGACTATCGTGGTGGAGACAACAATTCGTCTTATGATGGCACAAATAAAACGCTTCTGGGTAGACCAGCAACTAATCTGACTACTGAGCAGTTCAGAGCTGCAGCACGCAAGAATGGCAAGGGCTGGCTCTGCACAACCATGCGACATACATCCATTGTAGCAATTCTTTTCGGCGTCATCTTCGGTACACATTACGATCAGGATGCCGTCAATGCCAACAAGGATGCCAATGGTCTCTACCAGGGAGGTCTAGGTGCAGGCTTGACGCAGATGCCAGACTGGGGTGGCTACAACGGCTGGAGACCTGTCGCACCTATGAGTGCAGGCATCGAGCTTGGGGATTCGTGCGGTGAAGCAACTTACGCAGTCAAGAATGACGCAGGCACAACGGTATATAATGCCAAGATTCCATGTTTCTTCGGCTTAAAGAACGGCTTCGGCAATCTCTGGCGAATGCCGGATGATGAGTTCTGTCAGGTCAACAGTGACAAGACCATGACACACCTCGTGGCTCCGTCAATATACGGTTCCTGGACCATCGGCAACGCTTCCGGCATGATAGCGTTGAGCAAGTCACCAGGCGGTGGTGAAGGATGGATCAAGACCTTGTCGATGGAACATCTCGAGAACTTCTGTACACAGATTGGTGCTACAGAGTCAACCTATTCGACTTGCTATTTTTGGAATACGTCAGGAGCTACATCCGGTTTTCGCCTGTGTCTTCGTGGTGGCAGCGCTTACAGTGGTGGTCGATGCGGTCTGTCGGCGCTCCATGTGAACAATGCTGTCTCGGGTTACCATGTGAGCTTCGGTGCGGCCCTCTGCGAAGCAGCATCCGAGTGGTCATTGGAACCAGTGTATTACGAGGCGGCCTAGAGTGGACAGAGGTGTGCTGGCGTGAGCAGGAGTGTGCAGGATTGACCAAGGTTCCCAAGCGGAGCCAAGGGCAATCCTGAGCACCCTGCGAGCGTAGCGAGCATACCCAACCGCCCTTGGGCGGTCGATTTTTTTTGAAATTTCGCTCTTTGACATTCTTTCATTCCGATTTTTTTCAGTACCTTTGCAGGCGGTATTCAAACCAGGCTGTGATTCCTGCGCCGGTTTTCGCCTGTGTCTTCGTGGTGGCAACGCTAACAATGGTGGTCAATGCGGTCTGTCGACGCTCAATGTGAACAATGCTGTCTCGGATTACAATGTGAACTACGGTGCGGCCCTCAACTTAACAAGATACTGCAGGTTAGTTTGCTTAGCTGCAGTGATTTCGGGAGTCAGGCCTTGCCTCATGGCAAAACATACACATTAGCAGAATAGCTAGTAGATGATGACAATGGGTCATCCGGTCGAAAGTTAGGACATCATAAAAGCAGACAACAGACACAGACACCGACATTTATCAGACACCGACCTTTTTTTTTATATACATAAAATTTTAAAGCAAGTGAAGAGGTTAGGTAACATTTCACAGGCGGTTGAGACTTTGCAAAATTTTCGTGAAGCATTTTTTGATTTTTCCCGGCACAAGAAGTCCCGTCTCTCAGTTCAAGCGTTTGAGGCAGAGTTTGAAACAAATCTTCAAGCCCTGCTAAATGCATATGTTCATCAGACATGGCATACATCAGACTATGAGGCCAAGCCGGTTGAAAAACCCAAGCATCGCATAGTCAATAAGTTGCCTGTTGGCGATCATGTCATTCAGCATGCAGCCATGCACACCAGTGAAGATAAGTTGAGAGCCAAGATTCCTTTCAACAGCCCAGCTGGTACCAAGGGGCGTGGAACGCATTTCTTCTACAAGATAATCAAGCAGGACATCTTTACCTCGCCACAGCAAGACACATTCTATTGCTTGCCCATGGATATACATCATTATTTCCAGAATGTTGAGCACAATCTGCTCAAGAGAGAGTACAGGTTGTATATCAAGGACCGCAAGCTACTTGCTTTCATCGACGAGGTCGTTGACAGCTATGCCAATGGCATAGTGCTGGGCGTCAAGCTTACACAACTTTTGGGGCAACTGTTTCTGGCGAGGTTTGACTATCTCGCCATGCGGTGTTTCGACATACTCCAAGACCCCGAGAAACACGGCTACTGGCAGGCTCGGTACGTCACAGACATGCTCCTCACATGCCGCTCGGAGCAGCAAGCTATCGTTTTAAATGTGGGGGGGTAAAATCCCTCAATGAGCGCTTCGACCGTTTTTGCCGCGAAGGGCTCAAACATTATTATAGATTCATGGACAATATCTTCATCATGCATGAAGATAAGGTTTTCTTACGCCTCATGGCGGAGCTTGCAGTCATGCACTTGGCAAGAGACTGGAAGCTGAGCATCAATAAAAGTTGGAATATTCATCGTACATGTGACGGCATAGACTTCTGTGGTCAGAAGATCTTTGCCGACCATGCCCTTTTGCGCAAGCGCACCAAGCAGGCTCTCTGTGCCCAGGTGGCAAGATTGCGCAAACGTGGTCTTACCGATGAGCAGATCCGACGCAAGGCAGCCTCAAGGCTTGGCCTAGCCAAACACGCAGATACAAAAAACTTATTAAATAAAATCGGTATGAAAAAGTATGGTCAGATTGTGAAGGCTCGCAAGGGAGAGATACCCTTCGAGGGCATGAGTTTGGCACAGAAGAAGCATCCAGGCGATATCCTGTGCCACAACATTGAGGACTATGACAAGTTCCTCATCCTCATAGAGGATTACAAGATAGATAAGTCGAGAGTCGACTTCAAGATGGAGCAGGTCGAGGAGGTTGACGACCAGGGCGTCAAGCGCATAGTCACCAAGAAGGTGCCAAAGGACCGCCTCGCCATCCGCTTCCGTTTCATCGATCATGTCCGGAAGACAGGACAATTCGATGAGCATGGAGAAGAGATTGAGGAGCCGGTGTGGCAACCAGAGTCGTGGTGGCTCTTTACTGGCTCAGATATTCTGGTTGACCAGGCACGCAAGGAGTGGGAACTGCTGGACAAGGGCTTCTACACCGTTGCAGCGGAACTCACCAACAAGTTTGGCAAGAAATTTTATAAGTTTATCTAGATGCACAAGAAATTTTATCTTTGCCGTATGTCATACTTGAGATATGACAGCAAGCATTTTCTTCTGTTCCTGAGTGAGCAGATAGTAGAAAACTATCACCCAGACACCACCATGTCGGAGTCTGATGGCGATAGTAAGACAGTGACAGCCTACTGCTACGAGGGCACAGAGATTGACGGCTCCACTAAAATTGAGGCTGAGTCGGCAAGCTATCGCCAGTTCGTAAATGGTCTTGTTCGTACTAAGTACAGTCAGGGCGATGTCGAAGCCATCCTATGCAACCATGGAGATGGCAATAAGGAGCATGAGACAGAGTACCAGGTATTCCAGGAATGGCGAGAGCAGGCTAAGCAGATGGCCAGAGAATTACTCGACAGAGATATCTCATAGTTATCAGATACGGCAGGAGGGCAATAGTTCTTCCTGCCGTATTTTTATTTTTCTTATATTATCTGTACCTTTGTGCCAGATTTAATCAGGTACAGATATGCAGAGAAATACCAAGGATTGGATACACTACAGCTCGGCTGGCATCGTACTGCTTGCTGGCATTGTGCTCGTGTACATCAGCTTTTTTATGTCCCACGACGTCACATCTAACGTCTTGTGGTACTTTGGGCAGAGTCTGGTTTACGTGGCAACCGTCTTTGGTTTCGCACTGACTTTTGACACCAGAGTTAAAGACATTATCAATAAATATTTCAATAACAAAAATGGCACGCAAGATTAAGAAAATTTTCGTTCATTGTACAGCAAGCCGACAGTCATGGTCTGTCGATGCCTTGCTCAAGGAGTTTAGAAACAAAGGCTGGCATTATCCAGGCTACCACTGGGTCGTAACCGCTGATGGCGAGTACACGCAGCTCATGACAGAAGACCTGCCGTCCAACGGAGTTAAAGGTCACAATTTCGATTCAGTCAACGTTGCATACATGGGTGGAATATCCCGCACAGGCAAGGCTATCGACAACCGAACAGAAGAACAGAAGGCTGGACTTCGTCAACTCTTGAAGAAGTTACGACAACGCTACCCTGATGCAAAGATTATGGGACATCGTGATATCTCGCCTGACAAGAACCACAATGGAGTGGTCGATCCATGGGAGCGCATCAAGGAGTGCCCCGGTTTCGACGCTATTCCGGAATACGCAGACATTTAACATCAAGGATTATGCAGAAACATCTCAAGTCAATCATCATGGCCATATCGGTGATATTGGTCATCATCGCCTGTTTCTGGGTTTTTGACCATCGACAGCAGCGAGCGGAGCAGGAACTGAGAGAACAGCTCAATGGGCTGAAACTTCAGTATGCTCCAGCCGAGCGAGACACCATCCGAGACTCGCTCACGGTCATCACGCAGCAGGTGCTGCAGATGCCGGCAGAGGAGTACAAAATTCAGGCCTACGACCGCCAACTGCTCCATGACCTGGACATTCGTCTTGGCCAGGTCTTGGCAGACCAGCGCACGAGTCTGAGTACTGCTGATACGGTCAAGACTGACCGCAGCGACTCGGTCTATACCTACAGCGACCGATGGCTCAGTTTCCGTCTCAATACGACGGACTCCATCTTGACATACAAGGCGAGAGACAGCCTCCAGACCATCGTCTACAGGCAGTACAAGCACAGATTCCTCTGGTGGCGGTGGGGCACCAAAGGCTATGATGTCAAGGTCATCAACTTCAATCCCCATTCCAACATATTATATAACAGCTATATACAAGTCACCCGATAATGGCAAGACAAGAGGTATATACAACAGTCATCAAGCTCAACTCTGAGGAGGCGAAGAACCGACTCAAAGAGTTAGAGGACAGAGTCGCTCGTCTGAAGAAGGCAAAACAGGATGCCTTCTCGGCGGGCGATTCCCGTTTAGGGGCTTCCCTCGCCAAGGATTTGAAGGCCGCAGAGCGAGAGATGAAGCAATTCAAAAACTCAACCATGAGCGTCAAAGAGACACTCGACAACCTGTCAAGTGCAAGCCTCGGACAGCTGGAGAAGGCAGCTAGACATCTGAAGGGGCAGATGAAGGCAGCATCTGACCCTTCAGACTTTGCAAAATTGGACGCTCAACTCTCCAAGGTCAAGGAGCAGATGCTTGCACTGAAGGGCGCAACACGCAAGGCTGATGAGGAAGCAAGACGCATGACCGCAACAGTGTCAAACCTAAAGCATGCGTCACTCAATGACCTCAACTTCACAGCTTCCAAGCTACGTAGTCAAATGGCTGACTACGACCCAACATCTACCATGTACGCCTCTCGAGCTTCGCAGCTGAAGCTGGTAGAGGCAGAACTGGAGCGCATCCGCCAGAGTGAGCAGAAGGTGGTCACCCTCATGCAGCAATATGACAAGGAGATAGACAGCACCAATATGGATATCAAGGAGACCAGGAGGCGGATGCAGCTCGTCAACAACACCTTGGCCACTCTCAAGACCTCATCCATCCGTGACCTCGAATACTCCCTCAAGGCACTCAATCGGCAGATGAGGGGCATGCAGCGTGGTACCGAGCAGTTTAAGCAGATGGAGCTGAAGGCGAAGAAGCTGAAGGCAGTACTGCAGGGAGTCAGAGCCGAGGGAGTTGCTCAGGAGTCCTGGATCAAGCGCTGTGCGGACTGGTCCAACCGCATGCAGGGCATCGCCCTGGGAGTCGTCACTGCCATCTCCGGCATCACATTCACCGTCAAGAAGTGCGTGGAGGTGTATGCAAAAATGGACGATGAGATGACCAACGTCCGCAAGTATACTGGGCAGGCAGCCGAGGAGGTTGAGCGCATGAACGAGGACTTCAAAAAGATGGACACCCGAACTCCTCGAAAGAAGCTCAACCAACTGGCAGAAGATGCCGGCAGACTAGGCATCACATCGACTGCTGCAGTTGAGGAGTTCGTCGATGGAGCGGATAAAATCAATGTCGCACTCGGTGATGACCTCGGCGATAAAGCAGTCTCTCAAATCGGTAAACTCGCCCAGATGTTCGGCGAAGACAAGACCAAAGGTCTGCGAGGTGCCATGTTGGCGACAGGTTCTGCAGTCAACGAACTGGCTCAGAATTCTTCTGCCTCTGCCGGTTATCTCGTTGACTTCACTGCCCGTGTGGCAGGTGTCGGCAAGCAGGCAGGCTTTACACAGGCTCAGATTATGGGTCTCGCTTCTGTCCTTGACCAGAACATGCAGCAGGATGAGACGGCGGCAACAGCTGTGCAGAACCTTCTGGCAAAAATGTTCCAGGACTCAGCCAAGTTCGCTCAGATTGCAGGTCTAAATGTCAAGGAATTCGCAAAGACGTTAAAGGAGGACGCCAACGGCGCACTCCTCCAATTCCTGGCAGCCATGCGAGCCAAGGGTGGATTCGCAGACCTCGCACCTATGTTCGAGGAAATGAAGATGGATGGTTCCAGAGCGACAGGTGTCCTCACCGTCCTCGCAGACAAGCTCGATGACATCAAGACTGCCCAGAACCTAGCAAGCGAAGCATATTCCGAAGGCACATCCGTCCTCAATGAGTTCGAGACACAAAACGAAAGCGTGCAGGCGCAACTGGACAAGGCGAGCAAGAAGTTCCTCGACCTCTCAATAGAGCTAGGCCAAAAACTCTACCCTGCTGCAAGATATTGCATATCTGCAGCCAGTCTCGGAGTTCGGGCACTCTCCACACTCGTTGATTTCGTCAAAGATTATTGGCGCATATTAATTGTGCTGACAGCTGCCATCGTCACCTATACAGCAGTCTCTAAAGCAAAGTTGATAGCAGACAAGGCGCAGATGGCATGGCTCAACATCATGATTCTGCGCGAGAAGGCGCATCTCGTCCTTGTGGGGCTCAAGACATCTGCTCTCAAGACCATGGAAATTGTTCAGATGGCGTTGACACGTGAAATAAAACTGACCGCAGCAGCGCAGATGTTATGGAACAAGGTCTTATTGGCCAACCCTATCACAGCCGTGATAGCTGTTGTCGTAGGCCTCACAGCAGCAATCGTTACCTTATCTAAGGAGACGAGCACCGCAGAGCAGGCGCAGCGTGACTACAATGATGCCGTGACAGATGCCAACAAGCAGGCATCAGAAGAGGAAGCATCCATCATGCGTCTCGTTTCAGCCATCCAGTCCAACACCAGTGCCGAGTCTGACCGCAAGGCTGCACTGGAGGAACTCAACGGCAAGCTGATGAGTCAGCACCTGGGCAACATTACTGAAGAGGCTGTTCGCACAGGTCAGGCAACAAGGCAGATTCAGTCGTACATCGACATGATGAAAAAGAAGATCGTCATCGATGGCTTGCAAAAGAAACTTGCAGAGTCTATAGCAAAGCAGGCTGAACAAGAAGACATACTAAACGAAGCTGACAACGACAAGCGTGGATTCTGGACAAAAGTTTGGGGGCGTATAAATCCGTTTGCAAGTGGTAAAACTAAGATGTTAAACTTAGCTTCCGACAACAAAGAAGTGTTCATCGATGTGATGAACAAGAGCATTGAGCGTGAAAAGCAGTACCAGCAGAAGCTCATCGATAAGATTAAACAGCTTGAGTCTCAGCATTTCGAAATCAATGATCCGGAGCCTTGGAGAAACAATGGCTACAATGGCAAGGGCAATGATGGTACCATCATTAAGCCGCATAGAACAACCGGTACTCATCAGACTACGGAAAAAGAGCGCAAGGCTAGGGTGAAGGCTGCGAAGGCTGCTGCAGCCGAGGAACGCAAGCGCCAGGCTGAAGCCAAGCGCAAGCAAAAGCAGGCAGCCGATAGCATCAAGGCTGAGACCAACGAACTGATGGCAGACAACGCCAAAACCTATGCAGAAGGCAAGAAAACCTATCAGCAGTTCATCGATGACAGACAGAGCATCCAAATTAAGGGTTTTGCCAAGCTGAAGCAGTTGTATGGTGCTGAGAGCAATGAGTACAAGCAGTTACTTGACAACCAGGTCAATGTTGTCAAGCAGCATGATGCTGCAATTCAAAAAATGAATGAGCAGACCATTGAGCGTGAACGCCTCCAGAAGGAGGCTAGCATCAAAGCTCAGTACAATGATGCCAGTTCAGCGATCTATCAGAATGATATCGCTCTCAATGAAGCCCTATATAAGAATGATGTCGAAGCCATGAAAAAACGTCTTGCACTCTACAAAGACAGAGAGGGCAGCGAGGAGTGGCTGGATCTGAAGGCTGAGATAGAACAGGCTGAGCTCGACCACCAGCTGCAGATGCAGGAGTCATACCAGAACCAGCTGAAGGAGTTGCGTCAGCAGTTCGGTAAGCAAGACCTGCAGGAACAGGAGACCATGTACCTCAATGGCCTTGACAATCTCTACAAGCAGGGATTGATCAAGGAGGAGGAATATCAGCGCATGAAGTTGGAGATAACCAAACAGTTCGCTGCTCAGAGAGCGCAGATTGATGCAGATGATCATGGAGTAGGTAGCGCTCAAATAAAAATCAATGATAAGTCATCTGAGATGGTCAACAGTGCCAGGGCTGCTGCAGGTGAGTCCCAGTCGACCGGCAATGCAACTCTGGGTGGATACTTCTCCTCACAAGTTGAGAACTATCAAAACACCATGGAGAAACTGAAGGAGTTGTATGGCAACGACAAGCAGAACCATGCTGCATACATGCAGGCAAAGGCGCAAGTCACCTCAGATTTCCTCAATAACCTGGTTGAAAAGACTGCTGTTGTTTACAATGGTATCAATGGTATTCTATCAGCGTCATCGTCATATGCTCAGGCATGCTCTGACCTCGAGCAGGCGAAAATCTCCAAGAACTACGAAAAGCAGATTGCTGCAGCTGGCAACAATTCGAAGAAAAAGAAAAAGTTGGAGGAGAAGAGAGACAAGGAACTGGCCGCAGCGAAGTCCAAGGCTAACAAAAAAGCCATGAAGATAGAAATTGCACAGGCGATAGCATCTACAGCAATGTCTGCTATCAATGCCTATGCATCTGCTGCAGCTATACCAACAATAGGTTGGACATTAGCTCCTATTGCAGCAGGTATGGCCACAGCTGCAGGTATGATACAGCTTGCTGCTATCAAGAAGCAGCACCAGGCAGAGGCAGCAGGTTACTATGAGGGTGGATATACTGGAGGTAACCGCTACAGAAAGGAAGCAGGTGTCGTACATGAAGGCGAGTTCGTGGCTAATCACAATGCCGTCAACAATTCATCCATCCGTCCAGCTCTTGACCTCATCGATAGGGCCCAGCGCTCCAATACTGTTGGCTCGCTGACCGCTGATGATATCACACGTTCTCTCGGACAGGGTAGCAGTACCGTGGTTGCTCCTGTTGTCAATGTCAACAATGATAACACCGAGGTACGCCAGTCTCTAGATGGTGTCAATGCAGCCGTCAGCCGTCTGACACAGACTCTTGACGATGGCATTGAGGTCGAAGTTCCGATATCTGGACGTAGAGGTCTGCACCGCAGACTGCAGGATTATCAGCGCATTTTAAACAATAAGTAGCCTATGATTACATGTATTATCAATGGCCATCGGGCATACCCGATATCCACATCATCCATCAAGGTGACATACGCCAACCAGTATGTCACCGATGATGGTGAGTACACCTATGACATCACCTTCCCCATGAATATCCTGGAGAACCGTGTCATTTTCAAAAATGTCTCACGCTTGGAAGTCAAGAAGAATATCGCCAAATACGATGACTGCAAGCTGTACTGTAACAGCCAGCTCATCATGAGCGGTGTTGGTACCATACTCTCCGTGAATGAGAAAGAAATCAAACTGCAGATAGTCGGAGGCAAATCACGCATCAAGTTCAACGACCGCATGGAGAAGCACTACATAGACGAAATTCAGTTTGGAACAGCAGATAAGCCGGGATATGATGTTGATAAGGGCTGGTCACAGAAGTTCAAGGACAGAATAACTGAAATTTACAGATTAGATGAAGATAAGACGAAGTTCCTGGGAGTGGAAGGAAAATGGTGCTTCGTACCTGTACGGGACGAAACAAATGATATGATTGCAAATTTTGTTGGAGTAGATAAAACGAAACAATTTATTGGCTACAATGCACCATTTATCTCTAACCTAGCTGTTCAGCCCAACCTGATGTATATCTTTCGTAAAGTAGTAGAATACGAAGGATATACTATCAAGCGCAACGATTTTGACTGCAAGCCATGGAACCAGCTTTATATAGCTTCTGCCTACAAGACTCGCGAGATTAGAAGGGCGCTACCTCATTGGACAAGCTATACATTTATTGAGGAATTCCGGAAACTCTTCAATGCCTCCATCTACTTCGATGAAGTCCAGAAGACCTGCAGCGTCATCAGTTCCTCAGAGTTGAGTTCTGCAGATTCTATTGAGATAGAACCGCTGGATGAATATTCGGCAGACTATGACGAAGACGGTTCTTTCAGCACTTCTGCAACTGCGAACCTGGAGTACAAAATGGATGGTTCAGCCAATAGAGGGAACTATGAGAGCATACCAAAGAAGGTTTTTGACAACTTCAATATCGTTCAGAGTGTCGATTATTTCGGCGTGCTCGATCAGTTTTCTCAGACTACCATGGGATGGTCTGAGAAGAAAAAGAGGCAGACTATCATTGAGTTCCTCAGAAGTTACTACATATATGTAGAGAATGAGGATGGTACGAAAACATGGCAGTTGGCAGGTGTATGGTCACCTTTAATCAGGGACAGTTCTTCTGATGATTATGTCGATCTGAGCATTTCTCCTGCAGCACAAGTTGTAGAAGATATCAATTTCAAGACAGGATTCCTAGAAGATAAGTACTACGAGAAGCGTTGCCTGCTGTCAATACCTAATGATAAGGAAGCGGATTCAAAGAAGTGCGATGTTGATGAAGACGGATATAGCTACACATCCGTACAGGATGCCATAGATGATGAGTCAAGTATGGATGAGAGCGAAGCTGAAGAGGAGGTCATGAGTGTCTTTTTCATACTGCCAGGTAAAGTGCAGGCATTTAACGTGCCATACGGCAGTATATCATGGGTAGGTAATAAATCAAGATGGCCAATGTTCATCACAGATTATCGCATTAACAGTGATTATACATATGAGGGTATATTAGTGACTGCCGGCAATAATTTTTCGCTATCCCTGAATTCAGTAGCCAATGGTGCAGTATCATTAGCAGAGTTCCATAGCAAGGCTTTCCATATAGACAATAAAAACTGCATGGAGGTCAAGTTCAAGTCTGATGACATACCGGATCCATCCAAGATATACATCATCCGCAACAAGAGATTTGTATGCGAGAAAATAGAGATGGAAGTCAAGGACGATGCCATCGAGCCAGTTTACACGGGATATTTTTATATGCTATCATAATATATATAATAAGGTGGGGAGCAAACTGCTCTCCACCTTATTATATTATAGGATTCCCTGATAGTTCTTGATATACTCATTCGCCTTCTGTATATCCTTAGGCGTATAGATGTCTGTGATGAGTATAGATGAGTGTCTCGCCTGGTCTCTGACCGACAGGACGTCGGCATTGGCCCGCAGCATATTGGTGATGCCTGTGTCTTTCAAGCTGTAGAACTTGAAGCGAGGTGAGAGCTTCAGTTCCTTCCTCAGAACTCGAGTCCAGTAGTCTCTGAACATTTTCTCGTTCTTTCTTTCAGGTCCTGGGCAGAACCCGTCAGAGAAGAGATAGTCCTGCCCTGGGTGAGAGAAGATGTTGAGATCCATCATCAGCTTGATGACATGAGTCGGCAACGTAATCACGGCATCATTGCCGTTCTTCGTGTTCTCACCATGCAGACTGATAGTCTGAGTCTTGACATGGATATCGCAGATTCTGAGATATGACATCTCACGAGGGCGGATGAAGAGGTAGTGGATAATTTCACACGCAAGCAGATAGTGCCTGTTGTGCTCCATCAGATAATCTCTGATGAGCTGCATGGTGCAGTCAGGTATGACATCTCTGCTTTTCTTCTGCCTGTTCTTGATACGTTCCAAACCTTCTGTTGGGTTCTTGGGTATATAGCCTCGAGCCAACAGATAAGCGGAGAAACTCTTAGTCCAGGCAAGATAATTGTTGCGAGTCAATACTGTATTATTCCTGTCGATGAAAATGTAGTCCAGGAACTTGCTCACATTACTTTTGTCCCATTGATAAGAAAAATTAAGAGTTATGTTTTTTTCTTTCTTCCATTTTTCCAGGATCCGTACACGGCTGCTGTAGTCAACTAAAGTCTCCTCACGCATACTTCCCTCATTGCACATTTTTGTTAGATAAGCCTTATATTTCTCGAGCACGTCTTCCCACTTCGTATATTCCAGAGGCTGCAGAGCCTCAATCCAAGGATTCCAGCCTGCCATGAGCTTCTCTGTGAGATTCTTGATAATCTGGTCGGCATAGGCGCGCTGATTCCGCTTGCCCTTAACATGATCGAGCATGATTTTTTTCTTCCGCATGCGGTTGATGCCTGGATCAAACGCCATGAAGGAGATATAACATTCAGATGCTTGATGAAAAACTGGTGGTTTCCAGCCAATGACACTACTAAGTACTGTGTCATTCGAATTTGGAGAATAATTTTTTTTAGCCATATCTTTAATTTTTCTCAGATACAGCCTATTATTAATAATGTATATAGGAGTGATACCGAAATTGTACCGACCATTTTGGCATCGACTGAGGCAAATCCTCAGTGTTTATGGCACATTTACCGGCTTTTCGTCGGGATTACTGGACTCGAACCAGCGACCTCATCGTCCCGAACGACGTGCGCTACCAACTGCGCTAAATCCCGAT